GTTACGGATGATGGCAGGGATGTCGTAGAAGTACGTGTAGTCCCCGGTCATGTCGTTGTAGCGAACCTCAACATCCTCCGGGTTCCAGCGGATCGTTTTGATGCCGCTCGCGTTCTTGTAGTACTGGTCCTTCGGAGTGGCATCGCCGATGTGTCCGCAGCGTGGACATGTCAGACGAAAGTTGAAGTTAGTGAAGATCCAGTTCGCACGAATCTTCGATGCCTCATCACGGAAGCTGCATGATGTGCAGAAGAGGTACTTCTTGAACGGGAAGCCAAGCGAGATGTACCCGTTGCCGTACGCATGGAAGTCGAGACCTGACTCCACCTGGAACGAGCGATACCGCAAGTGATCCTGGAAGTACTCCGTCCAGCGCTTCTTCACCTCGGGGTCTTCGTGGTCGATGATGATGTCGGTGACTGGGTACTCCGACAGCTTGAACACCGTCGCGTTGATGAGTGGGTTCGTGAGGAAGTAGTAGCGGCACCACTTGAAGAGCTGCTTGACCGTGACGGGCAGGTACGTGTGCGCGATGTCGAAGAACGGCGAGGGGTAGTTGACGCCCTGGATATTCGAGCCGTTTATCCGGCCGCGTGTTGTGGCGAAGCGCAGCCCGCTTGCCGGGCCCGTCGCCATACTTCCGCCCATGAAGCTCATACGGGTGACTCCGGTGCCTGCCCAGCAGCTGCCGGACTCAGATTACGTTCGGTAGGGATGTGCTGGGCGTCTGTTGGCTCCATAGTAGGCGTCGGCGCGTTGTGCAGTCTACGTCCATGCAAGCGATCCACGCCACGACCAGCCCAACTGCCAATCTGAGAAGCAGCGGCGCCTGTCGCGAGCTGACCACCAAGCGGCAACATGCCACCAGCCACACCGCCGATGGCACCACCTACAGCACCCCCTACAGCTTCCCCTCTACCCTTGCCCTCTTCTGGCTTCGCCAGCACGCCAGCTGCCAATGGGATGCCTGCCGCCATGCCGGTCACAAGAGGCTGCGTACGAATCTGTTCTTCTGCGCTGGTACCTAGCGTCTCGAGCGCGTTGTTCTTCATCGACTTCAGGTAGCCAGGGACACTAGTAAGACCCATCTCCTGCGCCTTACGGGAGACATCGTGCGCCTTGGTGGCCTTCTCTTCATCCTTCACGCGCGCAGCCAGACGGCCCTCTGCGGTCCGGTGCAGCATTCCAGGTGAAGCTGCTGGTCCGTGGAACACATCATCCGAAGCAGTCTGGCGAGCCTTGGACGCGGCCTCGAGATTCTTCTTCGCGGTGTAGGCACCACCACGCACGCCCTCTACTTCTCCGGGGGTGAGCATGCCCGTGAAGCCATGGACTTGTCGCTGACCGAATCGCGAGGCTGCAGCCAGCGCACCTTCGCCCTGCGCAAGATGCCCGTACTCTTTCTTGGCCAGACCACCCGCAACACCGCCACCAAGCCCACCAACTGCACCACCCAGAAGACCGCCACGTACAGCGCCACTGACCGCTCCGCCAACGCCGCTACCACCTTCTTCCTGCGCGCGGTTGTACCCGTGCACACCACCAAGCAGCGCACCACCGCCAGCACCTAGTAGTGCACCTACACCACCGAGCGAACCAATGTTCTTCAGCTTATCCGCGAGAGCGGCTTCCTTGTGAAGCTCATCCTGCAGTGCAAGAAGAATCGGTTCGCTCAGGTCAAACATGGAACAACCCTAGCTGATGTGTGAGTTGAGCGCGATTCTCATCTAGGTAGTGCAGCGCCGCAACGATGCGGTTTACCTGCACGCCTGCAGGAGTCGTAATGTCCACCGGTCTACCGGCGTGTAGTATTTCGTCACAACGCTTGCGAAGGTCAGCGCGGTCTAGTCCTTCTGGTGGAACTAACGTGACGAAGTTCGCAGGCGGTAGTGGCAGCCAGATACCGTCATGCGCGTAGACAGCGCTGACGTACGTCCTGAGCTCCTCAGACCACTCGGGATGCGCGGCTAGTCGCACATGCCCGGCTATCATGCACGCGACAAGCACCTGGGCCACCGTAGGCACCTGCATCGTGACAAAGTCCGGGAACTCGTCGTTGAAGGGCATGCAGCACGCTAGGAATATCTCCCAGCGCTCCCAGAACGCGTCCACGGTCAGCAAGGTTCGCACTGCTTGAATCTTCGATAGGTTGAGTGGAATGAGCGACACACCCGGGAAGTCTTCCCCGATGCGCCGCTCGAACGTCTCCGCCTCCCACGCGAGCCACTCCTCACCGTATGCCGTAGACAGCAGCGTGTGCATGACCACAGGATGCGCCTCTGGATGACCCCAGAAGTTCTGTTTGGACACTACTCCAGCGGGCAACCGCTTGAGCGTGGGCACGTCATCAGGGATCGGCGGGTCTGTCTCTAGGTGCTCAGTGACCGCGTCCTCGAGCGGAAAGTGCTGTGCGTCTACGTCCTTGAGCGCCTCAAGGAACGTCTCCTCTGAGACGGGCTTGGCCATCGCGACTCCTAATACGCAGGCTCTGCACCAGGCGACGTTCCATTCGCCATGTGGATGACCATCTTCTTCTGGTCACGCGGCAGGCTCTCGTACACGCCGATGGGGTCCTTTCTGAACTCCTCCTGGAACTCCTCTCCGAACGTATCGCGGACGGTGTGCGTACCCACATGGGAGAGTCGGCGAAGGTCAGAGTACGTGACCATGTCGTTGCCGATGATGTCGCTCCAGGCCGCTTTGCTTGCCACCTTCTCGTTGCCGTAGATGGAGTAGAAGGGGTCGGAGATGGTGCTGTCGTAGGAGTGGTTGAGCCCGGTGTTTACATCGAACGCGGACAGGAGCTCACAAGCCTCATCTGGCCGCAGAGCCAACGACGCGAGCTTGGTTCCACCCTGTGTCAGGATAGCGCTCTCGACTTCATCGAGCAGACGCAGCGCCTGCGGGTAGGACTGGAGCTCGAGGCGTCGCGCATCGAATGCGACCTTGATCTCCGTGTGGGGAGCGAGCGTCTCTGCGCCGTACTTCAACGCCACATACGGAAGCTCGATGGCCATGGCTTCAGCCTGCTTGACCAGGTTCGTCGCGTACTCTCGGCGCTCTTCGGGTGCAAAGAACTTGAAGTAGTCCCCGAAGTATTGCCCTGCCGCCTTTACCTGCGCGTAACTATCGATGGGGTACCGACTCTGGCTCGGCAACGCGTAGAGGCTGGCCTTCTTCTCGTGCGTGACCTTCGGGGGCATGGCGTTGCTGACGTCCACCGTGGGGCGCAGGTGCTTCGCCTGAGGTGCCTCCTTGTAGCCCTCCCCAAGAATGGGCTGCACCACGTCTGGCTCAACTGCCGTGCCTTCGTGTCGGACAAGATGCCCGACGCGCGCTGTCTTGTTGATGGTGGTCTTCGAGGGCGTAGGGGACTGATTCACGGGCCCCTGCAGCGGCATCGTGGTCGTGCCGTTGACCTCGCCAGCCTTGAGCATCGAAGGGTTGAGCAGCTGACCGCCCGATGCCTTCGCCGCGCCCAAGTTGCTCTTGATGGCCCCCGCTGCGCCCAGCACCGTGGGGATGGCCATGAGCGTGCCCAGCCCCAGTGCGATCTTCTCGAGCTCTTCTGGAGGCTGCATCTCGTACCAGCCGCACGCCGTCACAAGATTCGCTGCGGCAACCTTCTGCGCCTCAGCCGGCAGCTTGTGCGCGTGCTTCAAGAAGTACTCCACGGAGAGCTCGGTGTTACCAGGATCAACGCAGGCGTACTTCCGCAGGCGCTCTCCGTTGTTCACGAGCACGAGCGCAAAGACATCATCCGGCAGCTGGTCCCTGGCAACTCCTCGAACGGATGATGCCGTCTTCACGTTGTCCGGAATGTCTGAGGACGAGGGGTAGAGGGAGCGCAGCGTCTCCCCGTTGAAGTCGTCGTAGACGTCGAGCACCAAGCCGCTGGTCTGCATGACCTCATCCTACACGGCGAATCCGGCAAAGGGTACTGCGTCTTCCGCAACTTAGCTGCGTGCAAGGAGATAAGAACTCCGCCAAAGAACCACGGCAGGAGGCTGTATGAATGTGTCCGTCACCCACATGCCAAACGCGCCAAATGGAGCACCGGAGTGCTTCGGAAAGGAATGGAGCAGTACCGAACCAGAATGCACGGGAGGACCAGACCACAGTTTCAAGGATGAAGAAGGCAGGCACGTGCGCCCCCGCTGTGGGTCCTTTAGCGTCTGTGGCACCGTCACCGCTGCGGCGAGGCAGCCATTGATTACGCCGCAGATGATGATCCGCCCGGCAGCAACCACGGCGCAACCGCCTTCCTTCGTGCCAGCGGGGATGCCGCCGCGTCCCATGTGGACGCCTCCTACTACACACCCACCCGTGTCACCGCCATCCGTGCTACCCGACTGGCAGCGCATCGAACAACAGCGACAAGCAGGGCTGGCAGTCAGGCCACAGCAAGCACCGCAGTTCCAAGCCCCACAGTACGCGGGACCGCAGTTTGGGATGTCCGCTCCGGTTCACTACCCGGCGCAGACGTGGCAGGTCGGCAATGCTATGCCCGCCTATCTTACGCACGAAGAGGTACGACTGCCTGGAGAGTCGTACGCCGTCGCGTTGTTCTTCTCTTTACTCAGGGGCATGGCTAAAGCAGCGGGGCACACCTTCGCGCGTTACGTTGACGTCACTCCCGTTAGGGAGCCACCGAGGAGCTAGATGGAGCTGAGAATACGGAGACCGGACTCGGGGTACATCGACACGAACCTCTGGGTGCCCAAGGCGTACATCAACGTCGAGGGGGTGAGGCGCGCCCTCACCTTCGAGTTCTTCGAGCGCACCACGGTGAACGTGCTCACGCTCTACAAGGAGACTGAACACCACATCATCGTGCCTCGAGAGTTCTGGCAACCACAGGACTTCCAGTTTCCGGTCGTGGACTGCCGCCCTCTCCGTTACACACGGACGGGGGTGGTAAGCCGCATCAAGCTCGACCACGAGTTCGAGGACGATGTGCTGCGTCCTACCGGAAAGACAACGCAGCGTGACGCCATGGCCGCTCTTCTTAGGTCTCGTGGCGGAATCCTACAGCTGGCGTGCGGAGTTGGAAAAACGGTAATCGCACTAGACTTCATCGCGCAGCGCGGCTTCCCGGCCCTCATCGTCCTCGACACCACCCAGCTCATTCACCAGTGGACCGAGGAGATAGAACGACACCTCATCATCCCCGGTGGACTCGGTCTCATCCAGGGAAAGACCTTCGACTGGAAGCACGGCGTTGTACTTGCGACGTACCACACGCTCGCGAATCTCTCTGCGTCCATAGCAGAAGAGGTACGGCGCTGGTTCGGAACAATAGTCTGGGATGAGGCCCATCACGTGGCCGCGCCGAAGTTCTCTCGTACTGCCGACTTGTTCTACGGCATGCGCCTCGGGCTCTCCGCGACTCCGGATAGGGAGGACGGGCAGCATGTCATCTACAACTTCCATCTCGGCCCTGTCCTCTACAAGGACCTGAAGCAGGACCTCGTACCGGACATCTTCTTCCGTTGGACCGGGGTCGGTCTCGACATGACGGACAAGGCCGTGGCTGCCGCGGTCAACGACTGCAACGGCGAGATGCACGTCGGAAAGGTGGCTGGGTACCTCGGACGACAGCGCGCACGCATTCAGTTCATGCTCGACGAGATTCAGCAGGCGGTCGAAGCGGGCCGCAAGGTCATCGTTCTATCGAAGAGCGTGGACTGCCTCGTGAACATGCTGGCTGCGTGGAACAAAATGCAAGCGCTCATCACGGACATTCCCTTCCCCACGGCAGCTGACGTAGGAGAAGTGGTGCCCCCGGTGGAGCTCGAGGCTGATGCAGAGAGACGGATGATGGCGCTCATCATGGCTACGAAGAAGCTGCTCGAAGACACGTACACACCGCCGCAAAAGCTCATGGAGCTCACGCAGAAGAAGGACCACCTCGAGCAAGTGTGGAAGGCGCACCTCGTCTTCAAGAAGTGCGAGGCCCTATGGAACGCCAAGCGCCGTGCGTACCTGAAGGACCTACTCACGGTGCCTAGCAATGCAGGGCTGATGATCTACAAGGTGAAGACTGCAGAGCGAGCTCGGATGCTCAAGGAGAAGCAGGTCACCTTCGCGGTCATGAAGTACGGCCGCGAGGGACTCGACAACCGAGCCCTCGACACCATCATCGTCAACGAGCCCATCTCCAGCCGCAACTCACTACAGCAGCTAATGGGACGCGTTTTGCGGAAGAAGAAAGGGAAGCAAAAGTCAGTCGTTGTTTTCCTCGAAGACAACATCGGCCCATTCATGGGAATGTGCCAGAAGCTCAGGTCCCACCTGCGCAGCTGGCCCGCCGATGAGGGGGGTCCGTTCGACTACGAAAACATTGGCCAACCCACCAGCGCCCGCATGCAGAAGAAGTCCATCCAGCGCGATGTGGAATACGCCCGCGCCAACGCCATCCGTCCACCAGCGAGTACACCATGACCATCCCCAAGCTCGAAGAGTTCTTTCAACCACAGAAGCACACCTGGGTGGTGGCCTACCGCCACTCCGCTAAGTACATCGGCCGCCTCTGCGAGCTGAACTACGAACGTATCGAGGCAAGCAGCCCGCGCTTCGTGCGGCAGAGCACGTCAGTCACGCTCGGTCCCATCATGCAGCTTCTATCGCCTATGAAGCAGATCCCGCTAAACAAGCAGGGCAAGCCGGCGCGCAGCCAAGCCGAGACTGTAGGCATGGCCATGGTCCCCGAGCCCATCATCCTACCGGCAGACTTTTGCAGCCTCGATATCAAGATGTACTTCGAGGGCACAGACATCCAGCGCTTCTTCTCGGACATGGACAAGGCTAGCTTCGACATCCACAAGAACTTCATCGAGAACGCACTCGAGAACGCACGAGCCAATGATGCGCCCGGCATCGAGCTTGCCACGCCCGGTGACGTCGCTGCGGTGCTGCGTGGCAGGTAGCCTACCCGACGCGCGCAAGCGACTGGGCGTACTGCGTGATGAATGGAAGGACTGCCAGAAGTGCCAGCTAGGCACGCAGCGGATGACCAAGGGTGCTCACTTCGTATTCGGCGTCGGAAGCACCCGCAGCATCATGTTCATCGGCGACGGACCCAACGAAGAGTCCGAGCAGCTAGGTGAACCTTTCGTGGGCAGCTCAGGGGCCATCCTGCGCACGCTACTCCAGAGGCTCGGGCTGCAAGACTACTACCTCACGAACCTGGTCGCATGCCGCTCCTGCACGCCGCAGGTGAACGCAGACGGGAAGCTTATCGAGACCAAGCGCGGCATCATGTACAAAGACGAGCCGCCCATCCCGTCGCACTGTGCGGCATGCCGTCCGCGCCTCAACGAGGAGATCTACATCGCGGACCCCACGGTCATTGTGGGGCTCGGTCCAAAGGCATGCGAGGCACTAACTGGCCGCCCGGTGAGCCTGGAGCGGGAGAATGGAGAGGCACGTCCCATCGGCATCCCCGGCGGCACCTGGGTGCCAGAGCTCACAGACAAAGGGCACTGGATTCGCAAGGTGCGCGGACAGCTCATACAGCCCGTAAAGCAGAGCGTGGTGCGGTACCACTTCGTGCCCACCTACCACCCCAGGGACGTCGAGAAGGTCATGGACGACATGGGGCAGAACAACGTCTTCGGCCGATTCACCAAGGCGCTGCGCAGCGCTATCAGAACGCACGACTCGTACCTAGAAGGCGCCCTTGGGTTCGTTCCCATCCAACGAGACCAAGTGACCGACGTACAACTACAACGAGCACTACATCAGGAGCCCGCGAACCAATGAAGAAGCGCACGGCAGTCAAGGTAGACGCAAACGACGTACCCGAGGTTCTGGAATACCTGATGGCCGAAGAAGAACTCGAGGAGTTTAGAACCCACCACGCAAAGGTCTTCGCGGCGCTGGCGCCTCTCGTGGAGAAGCGCAACGCCACGCTCGAGGCTGCAGACAAAGTACTGCGCGCCGGTGGCCTCAGCTGCGAACCCTTCAACCTCACGCACTTCACGGTGAAGTACAACCCGGAGGAAGCATTCAACATGCTCGGGCGCGACGCATTCCTCGCTGTAGGCGGGAAGATCGAGAACAAGACCGTCTACGACATAGACAAAGACCGCTTCGAGGCGGCGAACGCACAAGGGAAGATTGCAGAGGAAGTCGTGACCAACGTGCGTACAGAGACGCCGACCTATAAGAAGCCCAAGCCGATTATTCTCTAGGCGCGCATGAACTCTGTGCGCGTCACCGGAGAACGTGAGGGCATCATCGTCTACGAGAAAGAAGAACCGTTCATGGACAAGTTCGAGGAGCTACGACAAGGGACTGGTCCTGCCGCGCAGGTCAGCGCCACGGTGGGCATCGGCCAGGAGTTCGGGAGACTGAAGGTCAGCGCCTCGGTTACAGTGACCTGCGACCAGAATGAAGGCGCCATCGACGCGGCGTACTACCGCGCGCTCATCAAGTGCGCAGAGTCCACCACGCAGGCCATGGAGCTGCTTACGCGGCAAGAGGATACACCAGGATGATTCGAGGGATGCCGAAGTTCGACGGAGTAGCTCTGGGTGAAGGCAGCTTCAACTTCATGGGCACGGGGCACACGCTCGAAGGCAAGGCGTCCTTCGTGAACACGCTGTCAGGAGACACCTACGGATGGACGAAGAACAACATCTGGTCTCCCGCCACCATTGCGAAACTACAAGAGTTGCGCGCGCTCATGGAGATTGACCTGGGTCGCGTGCATCTTGTGGACGGCGGAGAATCCCTGGTTGGCCCAACCAGCCTTTCCGAGACTACTGTCGGAAGCTCAGGTCTCGGCAGCATGGGTGGTCTCGGAGAGCACGTAGGGTCCGTCTAACCGGCGTACTACGGCTAGTGCCCGTGGTCATGTAGGGCACACCAGTAATAGAAAACGACGGCGGACGATTGACGTGTGTTGCACAGGCAACCACTGTGGTCGGTCCGCCGTCACGCATTTTTACTAGCCGTCCGGGATAAGGCGTTGACCACACTCACGACCATTCACAGAGGTGCAATGAACGGCTCTGCATCGAACCAGCTCTCGTTGTGTTCCCGCATCATCTACAAGCAGTGCCTGGCAGAAGTACTGGACTACGGGATCACCGATGCCGACTTCACTACGCCAGAGGGCAAGAAGCTATGGGTGGCGATCCTTGTCTTCAATCAGTCGCAGGCAACGCGCGGCTCGATCATGGACGAATGGGTAGTCCAACAAATATTCCCTGGCTATCAGGTGCCTACAGACAGAACTGGCATCGCCACACATGCGTTATGCCACGCGGTACGCCGCGAACGCGTCTACAACGAGACGAACAAGGCGCTACAAGAATGCTCTAACTCAATCGCGATGCTGGGCGTGGGTACTGACGCAATGTCCCCGCTAACGCGACTGCAGACGCAAGTCAGCACGCTCATCTCGCTCGGTTGCACCGCCAACTCCGACGTCTCATTCCTAGCTGGCCTCGGTAGCGTGCGTACCCGCATGCACCTACTACGACAGGGCGTAGACCTATCCATCATGAAGTGGCCGTGGGAGGCCATGAATAGGGCCACGCTAGGCGTGCAGAAAGACGATTACGTGGTGTTCTACGGACGTCCCAAGTCCATGAAAACCTGGGTGCTCGCACGACTCGCAGCGTGGTGTTACGAGAACGACAAGAAGATCGTCCTCTACACGAAGGAGATGACGCCGGACAACATCTACCAACGCGTCACTGCCTGCATCTGTCAGATCGTCTACGCCTCGATGCGTGATGGGCTATCGCTGACCGAGGCTGAGTGGCTACGCTTCGAGGACCTATATAACCACCTGCTGCTAGACCCGACGTGGGCCTCCATGATCACGGTGCTCAACGGGCGCGACGCGCCGCCGGGTGGAGACAACGTGTCCTGGCTGGCGAGCAAGATCGACAAGCACAAGCCTGCAGTGGCCTTCATCGACGGGCTATATTTGCTCAGCGATCAGAACAAGAAGACCAAGGACAACGAGCGCGTCATGAGCATCAGCCGTGACCTACGCAGCATGAACCTCGGCAACGGCGTACCCATCATCGCGACCATGCAGGCTAACCGCAAGGCTGCTGGACATAGCGACGCGAACCTGGATGAGATCGCCTACTCCGACGCGCTGTCGCAGGACTGCACTGCGGCCATCCGCACCATCCAGCGCAAAGAACAACCATCCGAAGAAGAGAAGCAACGAGACCCCAATGTGCAACCCAAGGTCTTCATCGATCTGGTCTTCGGCGGCAGCCGTGAGTACACGATCCACGGTCTTCGCCTGCACGGCAAGCCGGCCGTGGACTTCACGCAGGTCAAGGAGCTCAACGAGGCCGATGTGCTGGCATCACGAGAGGCTGATGAAGAGGCACAAGAAGAACGAAAGGCAGCGCGAGCCAAGAAGCGCAAAGCGCAGAAGAACCAGACCTCGACGGACAGCGAGATCAATCAGGCTGCTGCAGCATCGTCGAAGAAAACCCTCGCACGCCCAGAGCTAAACGGACGCGCATGACAGAACAACTCACCGGCATCGCCAATGCGTACCTTCGCAAGGTCAAACGCGCTGGCTCAGAAGAGATCATGGCGATCTGTCCGTTCCACCGAAAGGCGGACGGTTCAGAGGAGCGCAGTGGCTCCTTCTCCATGAACGTGTACAGCGGACTCTGGTACTGCCACTCCTGCCACCAGCGCGGAAACCTGTACACGTTCCTGCGCGACATCGGATTCTCGCGCATCGACATCAAGATGAAGTTCCAGGATGCGCTGGACGAGGCGGGGAAGTACGCCCCGCCTCCTCCAGACCCGATGAACCCAGTGGAGGCTGTCCTCGAGCCGCTGGATGAGAGCTTCCTCGGGAATTTCGACTACTGCCCACAGAAGATGCTCGACGAGGGCTACCCCATGGAACTCTTACGGCAATTCGACATCGGGTTCGACTTCACCCACAATCGCATCACGTTTCCCATACGCAACGGCAAGGGGGAACTCATCGGCATCAGTGGGCGGGCGCAACAAGATGACGCGATTCCGCGGTACAAGCTGTATGACTCGGAGTATCTCGCCTTTGGGCTGCCGTACCGTAAGACCGAGCGGCGACCCATCGTCTGGAACATCCACAACATCCACACCAAGCTACTCTTCGAGCAGAGGCCGGAAGAGTTCCCCATCGTCATCGTCGAGGGGTACAAGGCCGCGCTTCGTGTTGCACAGGCAGGAGTAGACAATGTCTGCGCCCTGCTCGGCTCATACCTTACCCAGGAGCAGAAGTGGATCTTCGACAAAGTCACCAGCTGCCCCCTTCTTCTTATGCTCGATAACGATCCTGCAGGTCGAAAAGGGCTCCTCGATGCGGCGATGCGCTTCGAGGGCCGGAACAACTTGCACATCGTGCATTACAATGCGAAGCAACCTAGTGATCTAACTACAGCAGAAGTACTCGAAGCAGTTCACACACCGCAGCCTTTCACCCCCTGGTTTCTAGCCAACAGCTGACACATCCAAAGGACACCACCATGCCGTACGGAAAGAACGAAGCAGATCTCCAAGTCATCAGCGCCTTTCGTAGAGGCGAGCAACAGTTCGCGAAGACGCCGCCACGCGTCAACGGCAAGAGCAGACTGCCCGCGTTCATCACCGAATACACCCCGAGCGCTACGTGCATCGACACGGTGCGTCTCGTGTCGGGAGACTACGCGCAGGACAGCGTAGCGATGCGCCCAGGGCCGGAGGGTAAGGACGTACCAACCCTCGTCACGAACAACATGCCGTTCATCCAGTTCACAAAACACTTCGACGGCTACTACCTGCGCGGCTGCACCTGCAGCGCTGGACCATTCAGAGATCGCGACCACCGCAAGCCCTGCCACGGTTGCGACATCTTCTTCGCCACAGCTGCGCGCAACGAGACGGGCTTCTACGAGTCCACGCGCATGAGCAAGCAGCTGATGTACGCGTTCTCGGTCTGGGACTACGGCATGTACCACAACGCCCCGCAGACGGATAAGCAAGGCGTAGTGAAGATGGGGCCGCAGAACAAGCCCTACATGCAGTGGCAGAAGTGCATACAACAAGGGTGCCCACACTGCCGCGCCGGCAACGTGGAGACGAAGCAGGGCATCATGCGCAGCTGGCCCTTGAACTCCACGCAATACAAGGTCCTCACCGCAGCAGACAAGCAAGTCGGTCGTAGCTGCGTACGCTGCTTCAACCAGAACTGCATCAACGGCCTGAGCTGGATCACAAGCTGCTGCCACCAGCCGGTCATCGACATGCGCACCACGAACCTCACCGCGGTGGACATCGCCAAGCTCACGCTCGAGGACCACACCTGCCAACAGTGCCGCGTCTCTTCCATGCTCATCGAGACGTACGAGTGTGGCTTCTGCGTGCAGCGCGGCCAGACGGGGGTACGTGCCTCCCTCTTCGACGTGGACCTCAACGTCATGACTGTCGCAGGCGCGAACAACTCCAAGACCCTTCAGGTCTGCGGCTGGTCTGCACCAAACGTCATCCCCGACACATGGAAGGCGCATCTCAAGCCGATGGACTTGCTCGCGTCCTACGCCGCGGACTCTCTCGAGTTTCAGGCCAAGATGTTCCAAGTACAGCCCACGCTGCCTGGCCCCCAACCCCAAATGCAGCCACAGGGACAGCAGCAGATGTACGTGCAACAACCCGTGCAGGGACCACCGCAGCAGCCGCAGTACCAGCCGCAGCAAGTTGCCCCACAGTACCAACCACAACAGGCCGCTCCTCAGTACCCGCCGCCACAGCAGCCGCAGTACGCACCTCCGATGCAGCAGCCTCCGCAGGTACCTCCTGCGTACGCGCCGCAACAGGCGTTCGGACAACCTACGCAGGCACCCCAGGGGTACCCGCAGCAGTCAGGCTTTGGACAGCCCGGCTTCGGACAGCAGGGGTTTGGGGCGCAGCCTCCGCCCGCCACACCCTACGGACCACGTAGGTAGCCGTTCACCCGTACGGCCCCTCCACATGAGGGGCCGTTTCTTTTAGGTCCCACACATGGAATGGAACATCTCACTACCAGAAGCTGAGTGGTACGTGCCGGGCGACCCGCGCCTGGCTGCTGTCATACGCGAAGTGGTCAACGAAGACATCGTATCCATCGACACCGAAACAACTGGCCTCAGCATCTTCCGTGATGTCCCCCTGTACTGGTCCTTGGCTTGGGGGGAGCGTCGTCGCATCGCGATGCCCATCACCACGCTGCCGTACTTCCAGCAAGCTTTCGATGATCCCACCAAGGCATGGGTGTTCGCGAACGCCAAGTTCGACGCGCACATGCTGGCGCAGCGCAATGTACAGCTCGCAGGTCACTGGTACGACGTCGCAGTCATGCACGCTCTCTTGTACGAGGAAGCGTCACACAAGCTGAAGGACATGGCTAAGTCCTGCCTTGGCTGGTCATGGCGCGACTTCTTCGACGTATTCAAACGGCAGCAAGTGCCGGACTACAACAAGCCCGCGAAGATTCTGAAGGGTGGTCGTATCTCCCAGCCCACACGGCCTGAGACCAACCACGAGATGTTCATCCGTGTCGAAAAGGACAACCTCTACGAGCTGGTGGACTACGCCTCAAACGATGCGTACGGCACACTCGCGTTGTTTCGACATCTGCGTAAAGAGCTCGAGGAGACGAACACCTTCTCTCTCTACTCCAACTGGATACACACGATGGCTGACCTCTTCTTCTACACGGAGGCACCTTTCACCAAGGTCCTGTGGAAGATGGAACGCAACGGCTTCTACGTGGAGAAGAACTATCTCACCGGCATCGGTGGGCCGATGGGCGTGGACATCGAGCATCTGAGACGCGAGATGCAGCGTCTGTGGTCCGAGAAGCGCAATCAGATGATTGAGTGGTGGGCGACGCTGGCACTCGAGGCACGCGCTGGCTGGCTCGCGCAGGGCCGTACTGACCCCAATGAGACAGACGCAAGCTTCAACCCGAACTCAACAGAGCAGCTGCGCATCTACTTCATCGAGTGGGTGGGCCTCAAGCCGCTGATGATGACGAAGGGCGGCAAGAGCGGCATCAAGCAAGCGTCCGTGGACAAGAAGTTCCTTGAGCACTACGAGCAAGAAGATGAGATGGCGTCTCTCATGGGAGAGCACCGCGAGCTCAGCAAGCTGAAGGGCACGTACATCGACAACGTGGATGACTTCCGTGACAACAACGGTCGCATCCACACGAAGTACAACCAGGACGTCGCGCGCACCGGCCGACTGAGTTCCTCGGACCCGAACATTCAGAACATCCCGCAGCCGGACAAGGATAAGTTCAAGCTACGTGGCGCCTTCCGTCCCCAGCCTGGCGCAGACACGTGCCTGATCGTAGGTGACTACAGCGCGCTAGAGATGCGCCTACTGGCGTGCGCCACTGTGACCACGGCCATGCCTCGTGGCGAAGAGAAGATGATCCAGCTGTTCCTGGACGGCAAGGACATCCACATGGGCAACGCCGCCACGGTGTTCGGTCCCATCTACAAGGAGCGCTACGGCTGGGAACTAACCTACGACTTCTTGAAAGAGTCAAAGAAGCTCGATGGTCAGGTGAAAGAAGGCAAGGCCCCAAAGGACGCGCTAACAGAACGCCACGTACTTGCACTGCTTGCTCGAAATCAGATCAAGTCGGCCACCTTCGGTATGGTTTACGGAATGAAGGCCGGGAAACTAGGTCGTCAGCTCGGCATCCCGAAAGAAGCAGCGCAAGCCATCGTAGACGCCTTCAACGCGACCTACCCCGCGGTGGACTCTTACTTCAACGAGACCATCGACACCGCACGGAACTACGGCGTGTCCTTCACACTACTCGGCCGACGGCGTGTTCATTCATCCATCAACTCACCGAACAACTTGGACCGGTGGGGAGAAGAACGCAAGGCTACCAACAACGGCGTGCAAGGTACCGCAGCAGACGTTGTTCGGATGGCAATGCTTGCCATCGACTCCGCACGCCTCGATCTCAAGTACGGGTGCCACATGATTCTTCAAGTGCACGACGAACTAGGGTTCGAGTGTCAGACAAGCACAGCCGAAGCCGCGAAAGAGGAGATCAGATACCTCATGGAGAACGCGCTACCGCTGGACCCACAGGGACGACGTCTCATTGTTCCACTCGAGGTCTCCATTGGAACGGGCGAGCGATGGGACGTTTGCAAGTAATGGCCTTCACACCACCCACACAAGATCACTCCAAGGGCCGCACCTGTACGAAGTGCGGCCTGTTCAAGACACCCGATGCATTCACGGTGAACATTCGGTACGACGGCTCCTTCCGCCTCCGATCTATCTGCAGGGCATGTGGGAACTGCCTGAAGACCGAGCGTACAGAACCCAAACTGTGTCCGGGCTGCAACACGATGAAACCTCCCGAGGCATTCGGTGGCAAAGCACGGCGGTCATACTGCCGTCAGTGCGCAAATGAGAACGCGTACAAGTTCCGCCGCGGTGCCGGACGTAGCGCGCACAACAAGCGGATGGGCGAGTACCAGAAGAACAAGTACCAAACCGACCCCGTCTTCCGATTGAAGTGCGGGGCACGCAAGGCCGTTCGTGTTGCTCTGGCCAGTGGGAAGCTCACGAGACCGGCCGTCTGCTCAAAGTGCTTCTTACCGCGCAAGCTACAAGCGCATCACCAAAACGGCTACGACAAGGAGCACCACCTGGACATCATCTGGATCTGTGCGAAGTGTCATCGTGCAGAAGACTTTCCCAACGACCCCATACGACGCGATGAGCGTGCCGCCGTATGATCATCACGCGCACACCCATCCGGCGCATCTACGACTTCAACAGTCCGGACCCTATCGACGTCATGGACCGTACTGAAGTGGTCTGGGCGTGCCCTCAGTGCGCCGCGGAGTTCCAAGAGCACGGCACCGGCTCTAAGGCGCGCGCAGCATGCAAGTTCCCTCCGGAGGAGAAGCGGACCTGCATGGGGTTCCGCTGCTACTGCCGCGCTGACGTCACGCATTCACACGCGGATAAGAAAGACTGCCCGAAGGCCCACTGCGGATGCTGTGGGTACTTGGGCCCGTTCCCGGGAGCAGCACATGCCGAGTGACCCCGCGCTCTGGGGCGTTCGCCCAGGATGGAAAGGACAGGAGATGGAA